TCGGCTTCGGCCTGGAATGCCGTCGAGACCGTGTATATAGCACCGGCCGCGGCCGTCGCTGCGAATCCCAACGCAATCAATCCGGCAGGCCCGCTCACCGATAATAGAATTGCCTGCCCGATCGCAGCAGCTTTTGTGGCCAGCGTCCAGACCGTCATGGCGAACGTGACAACCTTGATGCCCGCCGCAACCGCAAGCAACGCCCCGCCCATCACAAGCACTACTGGCCCGATGACTGCCAGCGCCTGCACCATACCCTGACTGTGTTTAATGACGGTCGTCAATTCGCCGATCAGTTGCGTGGTCCAAGCCAGCAGCGATTTTAAGGGCCCTTCGAGCGCCTCGCCGACAGCAATTGCCGCGCCTTCGACGGCCGACATAAAGATCCGCAGCGAACCGCCCAGACCGGAATCCATTTCCGCTGCTGTCTTCGCTGCCGTGCCGTCCAGCAGCCGGAGTTCTGCCGCCAGCTTTTCTGTATCGGCGGCGGAATTCGCCATCACGCCGGCGGCGGTGATCCCGAGCAACCCAAACGCTTCGTTCATTTTGCCGACGCGCTCTGTATCGGCCATGTCTTTGGTGGCCGTGGCGACTTCGCCCAGCACCGTGACTAATGGCCGCGCGTTGCCCGCCGAATCCTTGAAGGCGACGCCGAATACTTTTTGCATCCGGTCGGCTTCTGCGGCCGACAGCACCGACAGACGACGCAGAGCGGTGCCGGCTTCGCTGCCTTGGATGCCGACGTTTCCGAGCGTACCAAGTATTGCGACGGTGTCTTCCAGTGACATGCCCAGCGATGCCGCCACCGGGCCGGCATACTTTAGCGCTTCGCCCAGACTTTCGACGCTGTTAAAAGTCGCGTTGGCCGCGTGAGTCAACACGTCGGCGACGTGCGCAGCGTCTCCGGCTTCCATGCTGAATTGGCGAATCGTCGCTGCCATAATTCCCGAAGCCAGCGCCGCTTCTGTGCCGGACGCTCGCGAAAGATTCATGACGGCAGAAGTCATTTCGTTGATCTGCTTCGGACTGAACCCCGCCCGGCCCAACTCTGTCATCATCTGCGCGACTTGCACCGCCGTGAAAGATGTGGTTGCGCCCAAATGCTTTGCGTTTTCGCTCAGCATTTCCAATTCAGCAGCAGTTGAGCGACTGACGGCCCCGACGGTCAGCATCGCATCGCTGAACGGAACGAACATCGCCAGCGCAGCCGCAAACGGAATCGTCATTGCGAGCCCCGCCGTGGCCATCGACGCGCCGATAGTTCCCATGGCCGCCGCTGTGGCTTTCATGCGGCTTTGCAGCTGCCCGAGCTTCGCGCGCAACTCGTCATCCATCAGGAACATTCTGACAAACGCACGACCTGCTTCGATGCCTGATTTGCTGGCCACAGCTGGTTTTCTTTCCGCCACAAAGAAACTAAGGCACTAAGAAAGCTTTCTTTGTGTCTTCGTGTCTTCGTGGTTAAAAATGACTTCCTTAAAGTCCCACAAACGCCGCCGTCAACTGTGCCACGGTGCAGCCAGATTTCTTCTTCTTTTTCGGTGTTTCACGCAGCGGGTGATAGGCCCACGGATGCACCGGCCGTGTGCCTTCGGCCCGGAACATGTTGGCCATGTGGCCTCGCAGTTCTGCCGTGTGATCCCAGGCATCTTGACGCCGCGCCCAGACCATCCAAAACAATTCCCGCAGCGTCAGTTCGGGCTTCACACGCCACAATTCCGACGGAGCTAAGCCGAGAATTCCGGCATACTCGAACACAGTTTTCCATGTATGGCCGCTCGCATCACTGCCGCCATTTCCGGACTCCGCAGAATCGTCATCGCTTTCCGCTCCGCGATCTCCGCCTCCTCGTTGGCGATCTGTCTGGCCACGGCTGCGCCTTCTCTCAGAAGCCCCCGTGACCGGTTCGGGAAAAAATCAATGGTCGCTTCGATGAGCGCGTCTTGAGCTCGCGCCACCGTGTCCATGTCGAACGCTTCCGCAAATTGGAGCTCGCTCATTCCGGCTTCCGAGGCCTGCGATTCGCACAGCAACCACAGCACCTGCCCGAGCAGCGCGATATCCGATGCCAGCGCCGAAAACAAATTGTGCCCCGTGCTACCCTGCCCCTGTTCGATGAAATCGACTCGGCCGCCGGTCTGGTCTTTCACATGCCGCGCCGTGGCCAACCCAATCGCTAAGTGCCATTCGCGCCCAGCGTTGTCCGTAAATGTCCGCATCATTCACCTCTCAAAAATAGGTCGTATAGGTCGCATGTGACATATCAAATCAATCGCCACAACCTGGCGGCGATTCGTCAACCGTTTCAACCGCCACTGCTGCCGCCGCAGCCGCTTCTCGATTGAGCCGTTTGCCCTCGGCCAAATTGGCCATATGGCGCATCATGGTGTCGTGCTGTTTCTTTGGTCGAGTTTCGAGGACATGCACTTCCGTGATGCTGCCATCCGGGTTTTTCAATTTGTTGACAATGTTCCGTGTTTCAACGTCCGACATGACTGATCCTTGAAGAAATTTGCCGATCGGCGATTAGTGGTTTAAAATGAAAAATTGGCGATCGCGAATCGGCGATCGCCAATCGAATTAGGCGATCGTCACATGCGCGGGTTCGTACGCGGACCGTGCCGCTGGTTCCAGCTTGCATTTCCAGTTGCTTGAGTCCTCAAGCGGTTGGGATTGCGTCCACTCAGTGATGATCACATCCATGTGCAGGCCCACGGCACCACTGACGTTGATGGCTTTGTCCATCGCTGCCACGCCGATGACCGTCGCATTCTCGAACGCATTTTTCAAAACGATCCACAACGCGTTAGTGGGTTCGTGAGTGACTTCCAAATCGATCGATCGCACCTTCAGGCCAGCCAGATATTTTTCCGTGCCGGCTGCGCGATTTTTCACCGTGCCTTTGTTGCGCGACTGGTTCACTGTCACGTCCGCGATGATGTCGATTTCTGCCCATGTATGCGCAGAAACGCCCAACAAATCCGGGTCGTCATCGATATACAGAACCATGTTCAAACCGTTGTTCGCCATCGTATTCACCTTTCAAAAAAACACCTGGTGAGCGGTGGGCGTCAGCCCCCCGGTATCGTTAGTTCCAATCAATCAACCAAACGCCCCAGACCATGCCCCGACCAACAACGGCCTTGCCTTCGCTTCTGCCGGAGCCATAAACGGACGCGCTTTCATGCGGCCCGTGCCGAATTCCAGATTGCCAGCAATCGCTTTCCGCGCTCGCATCGGACCGATCACCACGTCTTGCGCGTCCTCATCGATCGCATACAGCAGCAGATGTTTGAGCGGTGAATTCTTTCCATGCAGCTTCGGCGGATCGCCGGGCTTTGAAACGCGATCAGGAAACGCAGGAGCGGGCTTGCCTTCCTGTTCGTTGTTTCGCGTGCGGATCACATGCCGATCGAGTTCGTCGTCCGTCAGTTCATCGACATTGCGTTTCTTCGTCGCTTGGCGCAACGATCGCTTCGCAATTTTGCGAACCAACCCACCGACGTGACCCAGCCACTTCCGCACGCCGCGTTTGTACGGCTTTCGAAAATTGTCCAGGTTCATTTTGATGGTCATTTGGATCATTGATTCGTTTCCGTGACCATGTCACGTCTTCCGATAAGTCACCGCAAAAATCGAACAGTAAATCCCCTCGTCGCGCAGCAACTGCGGAACATAGATCGGCGAGAATTCCGACCTGTCATAGTTGCAGCTCGCAAGGCTCTTCTGATGTTCATCGAAAAACACCTGTACTGATTCCACGAACTGCAGCAGCGGTCGCAGCGTGGCAATCGTGTCCGATTCGAGTACCTTGGCAAATCCGATATCCACCGTCAGATCGAACCGTGATCGATTGCGATTCAGCCGCCCGGCCGTGACAGCTCCGCTTGGCACGACGCGGCAATACATTTCGCTGCCCATTGTTTCCCGCTGAAACGTGGGCAGCAGATCGTAGACGGCGGTGAAATCCACAGTCGGCCACGTGCCGCTGTTGAGCTCGTCCACGATAGCCGCTGTCAGTGTGTCCAAACTCATGGGGTCACCCCCGGATCGAGCAGAAGCTTCGTGTAGATCCTCGCCGTCGATCTGTCCGTCCCGTGCCAGCGCCAGACGCGGCCCTCAGGACCGAACGGCATGACCTGATAGACGACCGTCACATAATTGACATCAGTCCCATGCGGCTGGGCGACTTCGATGCGATCAAATTTGGCCGGCTCAAAGTCCAGCGCGTCGAATTCGATCAGCCAGTCCACTGATTCGGTAATCACAATCATGCCCTGCTGATCACGCAGCTGCCACTTCGTGCGGCCCTGTGTCGCCAGCGGAATCACGATCGACAGTTCCCCGCGCTTGTAGGCGCAGGGTTCGCCACTCACGCGCCGTGCGGTGAGTGCGACAATCGCCTGTGCTGAGCGTAAAATCGACATGCGGAATCAGTTTCGTGCGTTCGTTTTCATCGTGCCGAGCGAAGCGTCATTAAATCGCCGAAATTCGTGCGTCATTTCCTCGATGTTATCGGCCAGCGATTGAGCAGCCTTGTGGCCGGTTGCGGCGGCCTCGCGGGATCGCTCCCGCTCAGCCGCCAGCGTGTTCACGAATAGCTGATCGCGGGCGTCCGAGCGGTCTTCACTGCGGCGATCTTTTTCCGGAATGTGCTTAGTTAAAAACCAAACGAACAGTCCGCAGATAATCACCACAGCAGCCAGATTGGCCCACGGGGCCACCTCCAGCGACAGCCCAGCATCAGCGACAGCCAAAATGATCAGCATCCGACTATTCCCTATTCTTTATTCGAAAATCGAAAATCGAAAATCGAAAATTAAACGATCGTCATGGCGTTCGTCGCCCAGTCGATGGTTAGCGTCTCGCCAGCAGCCAGCGTGATCGACGATCCATAGTCGATAAATCCGATAATCGGATTCGCGGGACTCGTGGGCGTGTCGTTGTACAGCGCGATGTACCGGAAAGGACCTACGCTGCCGCCCGAAGCGGTCAACACAAGATCGACCAGAATCAGAGCGAGCGTGCCGGTGACCTGCTCAGCGCTGGTCACAGTGACAACTCGCGTGCTGCAGTTCGTGTACGAGATTTCTGTGAGGTCCGCGAGAACATTGGAGCCGGCGGCAGTCGGCGCGCTGTTGGTGAGCGCGACGGTGAGCGCACCGGTCGCAAGGTTATGCACGCCCTTCGCCAGATCCTCAACAAACTGATGTACTTTCGTAAATGCTGGCATGATGTTCGACCTAGAAAAAAAGCAAAATTGATGTCAAAAATCCGGCCACGAAAAATCGTGGCCGGACACAATCTGCAACAGATCGACTAAGCCAGAATCGCTTGCGTGTTTGGCATTCCGTCGGTCACGATGATCGGCACGCCGAAAGATTCCATCGGAATCGGGGCTGGTGCGCCAGTGGCATTGGTGGCCGTTCGAGACGCCTGCAACTGCTGGCGTGAGCGGCGTGACATGACCAGCATGTTTGGTTCTTTGCCAACCGGAAAAAGTGCCAGCAACGTGCTGATAAGCGCGTCAGTCAAAGTTTTTCCTGACTGTGCGGTCAGGTTACAGATGCGGCCCACGCTAAAAGCGCTGCCGATCTGCAGACCCAGCCATCCAGAAATCGGCGTGAAGTACCCTGGGTAAAATCCGGTCGATCCAGTCAGTCGCGTCACAACCGATTCGCCAATTGTGATTTCACCGTCGTTTCCGGTGATTAGCGTGCAATCGTTGCCGTCGTTGTTGCTGCGGATCGCGATCACGGAGGAACCCGTGTCCGCAGTCGAGCCCGTCGCGTTCACGACCATGGCATCAGCGATAGTGTCGATCGTCGCGGCATCGCAAAGACCTACGAAGCCGGCCCCGTCGCCAGCAGCCGCGCCGGAAATCAACTGCACTTCGGCGGTCGCAAATGCGGCTTTCAAATGCCGCATTGATTCGCGAGCGATGTAGGCTGCCTGTCCTTTGCGATACCCGTTGGCGAGTGCCAAATCCACCGCATTTGAAGCGTCGAGAATCTTGAGGT